ACGGGAAAGAGTAAGGCACCGTGTCCGCTACGACGGCCACACTACAAACCGCCGCGTTGTCTGTTCTTCATCCTTTCGTCCCACTTCTTGCGATCCTTCTGGTATACCCAGAACATATTGTCAATCGCATCTCCCGTTCGATCAAACCTTGTCATAAGCTTTTGCCGCGTCGTCTGCGTCAAGTAGCCGTACTGCTCAACGTCCATCTTGAACGCCGATTCAATCTCCCTAGCTTCCTTCAGCGTGTATCTCCGACTTTCCTGCCTCTCTGATTGCTGCTCATATTCCATTAGCTCAACAGCCAACGCACTATCCATCGACAATGCCGCAGCAATTACCTTTTGCCTCTCCTCATCCGGCAACATCAACACCATCGCCAAGACTTCTCGTGCGTTCATTGGTTCCCTTTCGAAGTTAAAAACACCCCCACGCCCCGCTGCGATGTAACCCACTTCCCAGTCCCCTTCCCTACGAGGAAAAAAGGATAATGGGGCGTGGGAGGTGTTTAGATTTGTTTAATCGTGTAGCTCGATAGCTTCTCGAATTGCGTTTAATTCGGCTGGCAAATGATTTAATCCAATCGATACCATTTCAAAACCATAGAGAATTGCCAAAGCAATTGCTTTTGCATCTTTTGATGGTTTTTCTGCTTCAATTTTTCTTGTTGCATCTTCCATGCAAATATCAATCCACTCATTCATCACTTATTCAACACCATTTAAGAAAAAGCCGCGTCCTCTGTTTTTGGCCGTCAACGCTCGCAGATTGCGAAAAAGACACAGAGGACGCAGCTAGTGGCTTGTGTGTCGTTGACGGCCAATCAACTTGCCCAAATCTTAGCAACTCTCAAATGTCCGTCAAGCCTCTTTGACAACAATCTCGACCGCCGGCCCTTCATCGCGTCGATTAGCTGTTTGTGCAAAGATCGTTTGAACGATCCACTTTGGCCCGTCGTCATGGAACCAGCCCAGCTCCACGAGCGTGTCCTCAACCTCCTTATACGACCCTCGACCGATCGAGCTGCTATCCCAAAGTCTCTGGCCCTTGCCCAGTATCCTCGTGACCTCGACCACGACCGGAACGCTGAACGGTTCGCGTCGATACTGTGCAAGCTGTTTCGCGAGCTTCTTCCGCCGTGACGCCGATCGCTGCCAAGCATAACCACGCCCGTCGTTGCCGTTGGTCAATTCGATCGGGAGGACAATTCGCAGTAACTCGGTAGTCATGTGTTCCTCGCTCTTTTGGTGTCTTGAATAAGACTTTCTTACCTTATTACCTATATACATATATATATACTTACTCCCCTCTCTAAGACCACTATGGCAAAATCGGTGCGAACGCACCTTTAGACAGGCTTAATACCCTTCTTTCCTTTTTTCCCGATCAAAAAAAGGTAGGTGGCGAGAGTCGCCGAGTCAGAAGTTGGGAAAAAAGGAAAAAAGCCCTTTGAGCCCTGTTTTTCCTAGGTTTTCGTTGGGAAAAAAGGGTGGGAAAAAAGGGTGGGAATTAAGTTACTGCACTTCGATCCACACTTTTGACCGACCACTGGTCGCTTCTTTCCTCACGGAAACTTTTCCGGATTTCTCCAAGTCGTTGACCGATGCCCTAATCTGAGGGGCGTCGATGCTCCGCAGCGATCGAGTCAACCGAGTCATCGTAGCACGACCACCCAGCGATGTCAAAACTGCCATCACCGCCGAGGTCGTCTTTGTGGTGATCGTATCAAGTACCGTTTCGTCCACCAGATCACAGGCAAGATTCGCACACCAGTTCGCAACCTTGATTCCCCAGTTCATATCTTGGATTTCAACTTTTACGTCGTTCCATTCGTTCATTTCTTCCGGACCGTCCAGCCGAGCCAGTCGATGCACGATTGCCAGCTTCATCGACCGAGCCGACACCCGGCCCCACATTGCCGACCGGATCGCTTTTTCGCTGTCCATGATCTCAGTGATCTTTGTATCGTGGCTGTCCCATCGGCTCTCGGCTTCGTCGGTGGCGTCCATGATGTACGGTTGCGGGTACACCTCGCAGAGGTTGCCGGCCCCTGGCGTCCAGAGGTGCCACCTACGCACAAGCTCAACCAGCTCCGGCGAATATCCCGCGATCTTCCCGCGGTGCTTTGGTGGACGCTCTGAAACCTTCCAGAACGCGATCCGCCCGAGTAGCCCGTCGTGTACTTGATCCTGAGAGATTTCGCGGAATACCGTGTAACCCGTGGACACACCGACCACCGACAGATGCGGGTATTCGATTTGATGATCGACCTTGCCGGCGTATGCCGATCCCGCAAACCGGCTCGATGATTTGCTGTAGAGACTCAATAGGTGCTTGCCGATCGCTCGGCTGTTGGTGTCTTTGTTCTTCTTGTCCAGAATCGCACCAAGCACGTACCCAAACTCATCCGATAGCCAGATGCCGCAAGGCGATTGTTTCAACGCCGTCAGCAATCCGTTACCGCTTTGAATCTGTTCGGGAAAGATTAGCTCCTCGGCTCCCGCGTCCGCCAGCACCTTCGACGCGAACGCCAGCGGTGCCTCTTTCCCGCTGGCTGTCGGTGCGAGAATCAGATGGTAGTCATTCAACGCGAGATTCGTCCACGACATGACCTTTCGGCCAAAGAGCGTTTGGCAAATCGCGATCGATGTTGCAAGTCCCATCACCGCACACCTGCGGAATGACGACTGCCAATAGCCATCGAACAGCTCTCGAAGCAATCCATCCGCCGGAACCATCCGCTCAGCAAACTCCTCGTCGTCGGTGTCGTCATCGCGATCTGTTCGCGGTGTGCCGATGAAAAACGACAAATCGACGCCGCTGGTATCCTCGACCGCAAACCCGCGATCCATCAACGCCGATGCCGCTGACTTGTGATCTCCGCCATGACATAGCATCGCGTACGCATGAAAGATCGTCATGGACTCGCCGGATGGGAAAACCGGATCGGCAAGAGAGAAGCAAATCAGAAGGTAATTGCCGTTGCTGCTCTGCTTCCCAAGATGCCCCGAGCATTTACTTGTGGTCGTCTTTCCTGGCCGATCCCATTCCCAGTAGCCTTTCATGTTCCGCAGCGTGTAGCCTCTTGCGATCAGCTCACCGCATATCAACGCGAGTCCCTTGCTTGACTTGTTAAACTCATCCCCTGCCCTGTCCGCTTCAATGTACGGGGCTGTCGGCTTGGCTTGTTGCCGCTGTGCTTGAAGATGTTCGACCAACGCCGCTGGGACTGGCAACAACTCACCGCTGCCCCGCAGCTCGTACCGCTTGCCGGCGTGTTCGTCGTGCTCGCTGTTGGCCGCGATGACTTGCTTCCCTCGTCCATTGAGGAAGTCGATGCCGGGGTACTTGTCCTTGAACACCTTGCCGAAGGTTACGCCGTTTGGCTTAGTAAAGTAGTAATGACGACCACCGCTGGGAGTCTCAACAATCGCACCGCATACGCTTTCAAGCGTAAAGCCTAGCTCAGCCTCCAACGCCGCTAGGCTCTCGTAGCCGTTGGCCTTCGCGTCGTGTACGTCGATGTCGATGACCACATGGCAATCATCGAGAATCCATCCGTACTTATTGCACTTGTCGGATTCTAGTGCCTGATCCACGTCGTCAGCCGTCCTTGTGCTGTTTGGCCAATCCTTCACCACCGGACACTTGACCCCGCGAGGGATCTCATGAAGCCGTAGATTGTGGGCTCTGTAGAATGGATGGGTCTTCATTAGAAAGGCACCTCCTCAAAATCTTCTTCCGCCAGCGTCTTTGGCTTGATCTCGTACTCGGGAATCTTGTTCATCTCGTAGCGTACGATCTTCGGGTATTTCTCCGAGCTGTCCACCGTGATCTTATAGGGCTCCGCAATCCCGCCCTGTTCACAAATCGAGATTGCATCGGCGATCGAATCCGGCATTGGGAACCGGCAACGCTTCCGCCACCATGCTTCGGCTTTGATTCGCGGGTAGCCTGTATGCTCAACACACACCCATTCACTCGCGAGAGGAATCCCAAGATCAGTCATGTACGTGACTCGCATTGTCGGCTTGTCATCCGGTGCCGCGTTGTACTTCCGGTGGACGCTGTACCGCGTCACATGGACCTCGTACACTTCCGGCTTGTATTCGCTTTTGAGGATCGCACCGCTACTGGCCTTTGCATCGTGTCGATCGTTTTCCTCTTTCTCTGCGATCTCAAATTGATACCCGCACATCTTGCATTGCCTGATCGCGACCGGAATGTATTCACGGCATGAAGGACACACCTTCACAACCTCCTCGGCTACTTCCTCTCCTGGTCGCCGCTCGCGTATCTTGATCGCATCGATCGGACCGTGACGCATGACGTTCTCGCCGAAGTCGAGAATCCTACAGTCTGCCTTTTTCTCACTGATTCGTAGCCCACGACCAACCATCTGGTAATAAAGTCCAGGACTGATCGTCGCACGCAAAAGGCAAATCATATCGATATCCGGTGCGTCGAATCCTTCGGTCAACACGTTGACATTCACCAGCCAACGGAGATTACCTCGCCGGAATGCTGCGAGCGTGTCGCCGCGTTCCTTGTCGGTCATCTCTCCCGTGATCAATCCGGAACGCTGACCCGCTGCCGCTAGTAGATTGCAAATCGTGTTTGCATGATCGACACCAGCCGCAAACACTAGAATCTTGTTGCGTCCTTCTGATAGCTGCAAACATTCCTTGACCGCAGCCCCGACCGTCGTTGCAAACCGTGCCTCCATCTCGCTCGGGATGAAGTCGCCGCCTTTGATTCGCAGCCCTCGAACGTCCGCGGCAGCCTCTGCCGCTTTGCTCGACACCTTCGAGAGAAACCCGTCTGCGATCAGCTTTTCGATCTCTGCCGTGTAAACGATCTCGTCCAGAATATGACCATCGCCAACGACGGTTCCCGTTGTCGTTCGGTAAGGTGTCGCGGTCAAACCGATCAATCGAAGCCTCGGGTTCTTAACCCTCAACGCATCGATGACCTTGCCGTATCTGCCCTCGCCGTCCGGCGGTATCCTGTGGCATTCATCGACCAGCACAATATCAAACGCATCGAATGCGTCGATGTTGGCCGCGATGCTTTGGATGCCGGCAACAATGCAAGCCTCCTCGGTATCACGCCGTCCGATCCCAGCCGAGTACACACCGACCGGAACCGTCGGATACCATCGCCGAATCGTTAGCTCAGCTTGTTCGAGTAGCTCTTTGACGTGGCTCATGACCAGCACACGACCACCCCATCGATTGACCACATCGTTGACAATCGTTGCAAGGACTGGCGTCTTACCGGCTCCCGTCGGCAACACAATGCACGGGTTGCCCTTGAGCGTACGCATCCAAGCGTAGGTCTTTTCGATTGCCTCTTTTTGATACCATCGCAGTCCCATTTCGTTTCTCCCAAGAAAAAAGCCGACCCCGAAGGATCGGCTTGCGGTGTTAGTGTTGCTGACTATTCCCAAGGTGCCTTTTCAACGGTCGTCGTTGGTGCTGACGGCTTGGACTGTTGGCGTTCTGCCGGCATGTACTTTTTGACCTCATTGGACTCGTTGCCGTTGTATTCGCGAACCGCAACCTTGACGCTCAGCGGCTTGTTGTGAAGCTCTGAGGAATCCCGAGGCGTCTTGATGCCGATCGCCTTACAAATCGACGCGAGCGTACGCATCGCAATCTCGACGGCTGTTTGATTCGGGTTGCGAAGATTCAGTCGATCCCAAACCTTCCGCCCGGCATATTGCCCATCGATGATCTCCAATTGCAGTTCCAAATAGGAACCGTTGCCGTTCTTCGTTGGCTTGTTCTCACTTGCGACGATTGCCGCTGTGTAGGTGCCTGCCGGCAAAATCGAATAGCTTTCGATGTCGCTGAAGTCGTCCGCGTTAAATCCACTCAAATCCATCTCTATCTCTCCCGTAAAGAAAACTAACCCAAAAACTCTTGATACTCTGCAAAATCCATCGACATTTCCTCGGGAAGCCCGAGCCTGTTTTTGGCAAGGTGCCCCGGTCCTTCGGCTGTGTAAATGACGCGATCATTTCCGCCGACCGCGATTCCTCGCTTCTTGCCAAAGCCCTGATCCTCGCTGCGTACAAATCGCTTGTAGTTTGCGAACAACACTTCGTCTGCCCATTCTTGAAGCAATGCCGCCGCGTCCTTGTGCAGCTTCGGCGTGTAGCGGTCATAGCTCTCTAGTCCTGGCTCCGTGAACTTCTTGATCTCACAATGCCCGATCAGTACGACGTGCATTCCGGTATCTCGGACGCCATTTAATGCCCCGAGAATTGAACCGAATATCTTGGTTGCCGATCCGTAGCCCTTGCCATAGTCAAAGTCAGTGATTGCCTTTTTGTCGGCTCGTTTGCAGACTTCCGCATGGATCAACATTTCCAGCCAGTCCACCGAGTCGATCACCAGCGTCTCGTATCCGTGACCCTCAGCACCACCCAGCTCGATGATCGGTTGCCACGCTTGCATCAGCTCCGTCGCAAGAGGAAAAGATGCGATGTCAAGATCGCTGCAACCGTCCTCGGTCTGAATAAACACGGGGCTCGGCCATTGTGCCGCCCATGTCGTTTTGCCGATGCCGTGTGTGCCGTAGATGATCGTTCGACGCGGCTTCCGCTGCTTGCCTTTTTGAATCTTGTCGAGAAAACTCACTGCATACCTCTGAAAAAGAAAAACGCCCGCAGGGGTAAGCGTGGTAGGCTACGTGCAGCAATTGCACGGGGAGACACCCTGCGAGCGTTCAAGTGTATCGTGAGAGCCTACCACGGCTTAAATTCAAGTCTACGCACGACGCCCAGACTGTCAACTCTTTTCGTTGTCGAGCAACTCGGCCCGCATGATCTTCATTTCCGTTGGAGCATCAATTGATAGCTTGACGCGACCGTTGCCGATGTATCGCACATCGACAATCACTTGGCCTTGCTCCGTGTCAATGATGATCTTTTCGCCTAACTTGCGGTTTAATACCAGCATCCTTGCACCTTGTTCCTTAAATGATGTCTGCTTTGGTCACGTAAAAATCGCCGCTTCTGTTCATTTCAACGATGTAATAATTAAAGTCAATCTTAGCCACGAACCTTTCGCCAGGATTAAGCTTTTCGCGTAGATCTTTGCATCGTTCGTTAAAGTCCTTTGATGACCTGTTAAAACGCTCAACACTGCCAAGATACCGACCGACCGCCATACTCAATTCGATGCGTCGATTCATATCCTGCTTTTCTT